ACCATGTTGTAGTAACCACTGGATATTATTGTCAGACTTTGCTACCCATTGCGTACATGGGTGATTCCTGAAAGCACCCTTCTCTGTCTTGTAAGGAGTGCCATCAGATTTGAAAACTTTTCCGATACTATGATACCACTTAGAATATACAATGCTAAGCATTTGACAACATTCTAAGGGCATTTTGACGATGTGTTTATCTGGCAACTGATGTGCTGACAAAACTGGGTCGTCATCAACTGCAAAGATATTCACTTCTTAAACACTCCTGCTTTTGCTAAGAGATAGATGGATAAGGAGGTCCAGAAAATGACCTCCAGTGCAATGTTATTCATGCGATTTGCTCAATGAATGAAGATAGAATCTTCTTGTTGTTTGCTTTACTTTGGAGAGACTTAGTGTATGCTCTCCTGATGTCTGCTTTAGAATCAGACTTAGGGTCAAACCCAACATCACTATTCAATCCTGTAGGTGACAAGAAGTAGTGCTGCTGATAGGACCCGAAAGGCACAGCGATAGACTTGTTTTTAGTCCAGAGTTTTCTTTGCTTAGCAACCTCTGATGGGACAAGATAATCTGCCAATGTATACATGATATCACGTGTATTGCCAATGCGAAACCCTAGGAAGTTACAGTTTGGGAATCGTCCCTTAAGATACTTAAGGATAGCATGTGTTGTGTCCCTGTATGAAGACATCTCATATGTGCGACCAGTCTTTCTGTCACGAAGCATAGTGTTACGACCGAATCCTGTAACGTGCTTACGTGTTTCACCGTGATACTCTGTTGTCCTCCACTGACGTGACCACTGTGCTTCACCATCGGTCAAAATACTGATGTGCACTTTCTCAACACCGTGCTTTTTCTTGAATGAAGGGATGAGTGTTTGCAATGCTGCAAGTGATTCGTTAAGTGGAGTCCCACTCAAGTTAAGTCCTGTAGGAATATACTGTGTAGGAGGACATGGTTTTACTTCATCCCAATTATAGTGATTACGGAAAACAAACATTGAGCAAATTCTCCAGAGATATGTAGCAGACGTATCGAAGTCATGATTGTTTTGCTCACTGCTCAAGAATTCCATAAGGAAGAAGTTGTAAGGAATAGAGAATGTATTGTCTCTACCTTCAAAGTCACTCTGTTTGAAATTTTCACTGAAGAAACCACCGTCCTGAGTGAATGCAAGGACTTGGAATGGAATACCAACCTTACGACAGAAGATAGCAAGTGAAAGAGTTTGCTTGTATGTATCAAGAATCTGGTCACACATTGACCCTGACCAATCTAAGATAAAGATTAGACCGTGATTCTTACCATCAGCAGTAACAGTTACTTTTTTGAAGAGGTCTTCATTGTAAAGATATTGGTGAAGTTTAGATGTGTCAAGGACACCAGTCTTAGCAACAGATGCACGTGCATATGCAGATGCTGCTTTCTTCATCTCAAATTCTTTAGCAAGGTATGAAACCTCACGTCCGTTAGCACGTTTCCACTGTCTGAAGTTTGCATCACATTGTGTCCAGTCAGGTGCACCTTGATAGAAATCATCATTAGGATTAGTGAAACGCTCATTTGCCCAATACTCATCACAGATTGAGGTGATTCTGTCAGAAGAAACAATGTGATGCTTGAGGTTACAGTTATCAATCTCAACGTATTCTGTTACTGAGTTAGGATTGTTATTAGTTTCTTCTTTAAGATTTTGGTTGAATGCTTCATCAGTTTTTGAATCAAGGTCGGAGGTCTCACCACCACCTCGCTCGAATGAAGGTGTGTCTAGTTGTGCATCATCTTGATTATCTGAAGGTTGTGGTTTAGTATCTCCTTCTTCTGCTTGCTCAGACTCTTCAGAATCACCCATGGAATCTGCAGGTTTTGAAGAACCTGAATCAGTATTTCCTGATACTGGAGCAGGGATAGAATCTTGCTGCTGGTCCTTAGAATATTTGTAAATAGCAATCGCTGCAGCGATAGTCTCTTGGAAGGTCTCAGCAGCACCCACAGCGTCTCTCAGGTCGCTCTCAGGTCCATCAAAAGGAAGGATGTGGAATGCACCAATCTTGAAATATAAGTTTACTCTATCGATAAGGTTAAGAGTCTCAACATCTGTCTCTTGAATGCCGAAGAAATCTCTTTGGTTTAGTTGCTGATACCCATGATAGAAATCTTTGTTTAGACCTGGAAACTTACGTTTCATAAGTTTCTCAATACGTGCATCTTCACAGATGTTGAGGTAAGACTTAGGGCATTCTGTTGCATCTGCCCAATCTTCACATGGTGTGAAGAGTGCGTGACCCACTTCATGACCTACAAGCATGTCATATACACGACCAGATACTTGCCAGATAGGAAGAGTCAGGACACGACGGTCAACATCAAAGGAAGCAGTCTCCACAACCTTGTGCTCAACGACAAGGTTTTCAGTAGCGAGGAGTCTAGCGAGGTTACCTTTGATTTCTTGCTGAGTCATGTGCGTTTCGTTTGTATATACACAGTATAAGACCCCATGGAAGAAATTCCACGAGGTCGGTGCCACTTTGTCAACTGTCTACCTATGCACCCTCCTCCTTAATGAGTTTGGAGAAGTCATTAGGTTTCTCAAAGCGTAGCGTAGTGTGGAATTTATCTAAAAGGATGTCACCTTTATGGGATATTACAAAGAGATTAGTCTTTCCGTCAAGTCCTCTTAGAATCTTCATCAATTCTTCCGTTGCTGTGGAATCTAGAGAGGAATCAAACACTTCATCAAGAATTAGGAGGTTAGTAGAGGCAGAATTCTTCTGCTTAGCAATATCTCTCCATGTAAACAAGAGTGCAAGGTCAATTTTTTGTTTCTCACCTTCAGAGAATGATGCATATGAAAACACATCACGGAAACGAGACTTAATAATCTCATTAAACTCTTCGTCAAGGGTAAAGTTAACGAAGAAGTCCATCTTCTGTAGATATTTATTGATTTTCTGGTTAATTAGAGGGATAAACTTACTGATTACCCTACTCTTGATGCCACTATCTCTCAACAGACTAGAAACAATCTTAAAATTATCCACTGTCACGTTGACTGCAGTGCAATCATCTTCAGTTTTCTTAAGGTGAAGACGAAACTTCTCTAGTTTTTCCTTTTCAGTAGTAGTATCGGGTGCTTCTTGGTTACAATCAAGGATAATCTTCTGAGTTTCTCTCAAAAGTCTTTCATTTTCTTTCTGAAGAGAATTGATATCGTGTTGGAGGGTAGTGATTGAATCACAAACCTCTTTCTTATCAGCAATTGTCTTAAAAATACTGTTGATTTGGGTAGTAATCTGCTCTAGTCCACCACCAAACCTTTCAATCTTACCTTGTGCCTTAATAGTTTGACTACTACGCAACTCATTGTCCAAAGATTGTGAGCATTGTGGACACTCACTGTTAGATTTATAGAATTTTAGGTCAGTTTCAGCACGTTTTAGATTACCTTTAATCTTTGCTCGCAACTCTCGCATCTCTTCATGCTTTCGTTGCCACTCACCCAAGTCATTAACTGTCTCTCCAAGTTGTGCAATTTCTTTTTGCTTAGATTCAGTCTCGTTTCCGATGACTTTCATCCTTTCTTCCTTATTATTAAACTCAGTCTGCAACTTACCGATATATTCGGAGGTCATCTTCTCCATACTATCAATAGTATGACGTTGCATATTTACCTGCTTCTCTGCCAACTGCAGTTTGTGCTCACAGTCTGACTGTGCATCTCTTGTTTCCTTTACTCTGTCCTTCAATAGAAGATTCATCTTAGAGAAGACTTGGATGTCTAGTAAGTCTTCGATAACTTCTCTCCTATGGGAGGCAGACAGTTGCATAAAAGGGACAAATGTAGAGGACCCTAGGATAACAACCTGAGTAAATGACTTGAAATTAAATTTTAGTATACTCTGCTCAAGATATTTTTGATAGTCTTTCTGTGCAGCATCTTGGTCAAGCAGTTTATCGTTACGATAAATCTCAAAGACATTAGGTTTCATGCCTCGGACTACCTTGTAGAATACTTTACCAATAGAAAATTCTAACTCAACACAGGTCTCTCTTTCATTGACACTGTTGATAAGTTGTGACTTACTAATCTTACGGAAGGGTTTATTAAATAAACCAAAACACAATGCATCTAGCAGAGTAGATTTACCTGCACCGTTAGTGCCGATGATTAGATGCGACGGAGAATCCGTGATACAAATCTCCGTAAAAGCGTTTCCTGTGGAGAGGAAATTCTTCCAACGAATCTTTTCAAAGACAATCATAATGGGGGTGGAATAACAATATCGTTAGGGGTGATGACAGTAAATCTATAACCGTAATTTTTACAGTTTTCTTTTACTTCCTTCTCTTCTACCTCTTTCACTTCTAGAAGTCTGGGGTAACCCGATACCTGTAGCATTTCATAATAGCGGTCTGCGTCGTCTTTGTCAATGAATAACTGTACAACACGCTCTACAGAGTCGTCATCACGCACTGCATAAACGCCACCAGTTTTTTCATCGAGCAATACAAACATCAAACTTCTAATGCTTCTAGGTATAGAGATTTCAGAATGCCAAAGATATCATCTTTGTTTTTTAATTCAGACACACATGTTTCTAGAATGGACAGAGTGTCTTCTATTTCTACGTCTTCAAGGTAATCATCAAGACCATATGTCATGTCCTCAATGATTTTAAGGTCGGCAAGATTTGCCTTCTGGAGTTTCCTTACAACTTGGTCAAAGTGTAATTGGTCATTCTTTTCAGTAACAATCAATTTCACATAAGTATTTTCCAAACTCTTAATGTCAACGTCAACACCATCCTTATAGTATACCTTAGAAAAAGTATTATAGGGATTCTTAACAAACTCCAGAGAATAATCCTTTGTATTTAGGATATGAAATCCTCTATCTGACCCATAGTCATTCCAATACAGTTGGACTGGATTGCCTAGGTAATGGATTCGGTCTCTGCAACTAGGTGTATGGAAGTGTCCACTACATACCAGTTTGAATTTCTTAAAAATACTAGGGTCATCACCATGCTCCATGGTAAAACCAGGAATAGGAGAGAAACCATTTAATTCAAGGTGACCCATACAGAAAGATGCTCTCGATTTTTTAATTGCATCGAGTGTTTGTCTGCGGTTGTCATCACAAATCCATGGCACGAGCATCATCTTTCTACCACCAATAGTCATTTCTGTTGCTTCGGAAATGCATTGGATGTTTGAATACTCTCTAAGCAACAATTCAGGTGCAGATACTTTAAGAGTATTTTTATAGTAAATATCGTGATTACCAATGAGCATTGTCATGCGAATACCCCTCTCGGCAAGAGGACCAAACCACATATCATGTGCAGCAGATAGACTGCTGAAGTTTATACTCTTACGTTTGTCAAAGGTGTCACCAAGATTCAATATCTCAGTGATACCATGCTCATCAATGTAAGGGATGACAATGTTATCGTAAAATAATTTATACCTTTCAACATAATACTGGTTATCGTTACGGACACCAAAATGTTGGTCCGTAATTAGCAGCACTTTACTCATATCAATTACGCATATTTGTTTCGATTCTGCTCTTGATAGAATTCATTTCCGAGTGGTCTTCTTTATTGTCTGAGTGGAATACTTGGTCGTATCCATTCTTCTCAATAAGTTTATCTCTGATATCCATCTGTCTTTTTTCTTTAGCGATTCTTCTTAGGAATGCATAGTATACAATCTGTGTGAAGTATGCAAAAGGGTTTCTAGATTTATTAGGGTCGAAGTTGTCAATATATTGGACACAGTTTTCTACCCCATCCGAAACCATATCTTCCTTAAACATGTAGTTGATAAAATTGGGACGATACGATAGGTGTGTCGCAATTTTCAAAAAGCACTCAGCAAGATACCTAGTGATTTGAGGTTTAGGTTTGTCAAGCAAACGTGATTCCTCTACTGATTGGCGATATTTAATAATCTCCGATAGAAAGAGTTTATTATCTACATAGTGTTGTTTTTTCTTTGGAGCCATTAACCTTTGCATACATTTGTTTATGCTCTTTACATCTTACTGTAAATAGCGGTTTGTGTCAAGCTTGACATGTTATATTATTTCTATTATAATCAACCATGTAAGGGTTGAGAAACACTAGCTCTGATCTTTGGACCACTGGTCCTCTAATTTCTTTCTAAGGTCTGATACTTTTCCAACCAGTCCCATATTTTCATTCATGGGGACGTTTAGAGCGTCAACGTCATCGTCACCCATTTCTTTTCTTAACCAGAGTTTATACATCATTACTGCTCCCATTGCCATAGGAGCAACAGTAGCAATATCTTGCTCTCTTATAATATAAAAGTCTTCGTCGGACCACATCATCCACTTAACAAGTCCAATTGCAAAACCAATCTCTCCACCCTTGTTAACAGGATGTTCTTTAGGAGTTGCAGGATTTGATACGAAAATAACGCTAGTCCCTGTAATTTCTGGGTCATCAATAGGGTCTTCTGATGTCGCAATCATCGTGCCCATAATCTCCTCACCTGAAGTGAGTTTGATTACTCCGTAAAATTCGTGGTCGTGGCGTATGTAATTAATCATCTCTCAGGTTTACCTTGGTGATTTCATAATCAAAACTTTCTTCTGTATAAATCTTCATTCTATGAAGCAAATGTCTGAAAGTATAGTTGTGGGAGTTGCCTTTAGAGCAATCATCTGCTATGTCATACAAGACTGCTTGTGCTTTGTTGTCTCCTTTTCGCAATACCCTACCAATAGACTGGAGGTTTCTTACTCTAGATTTTGACGGTGAAGCAAAGATAACATTATGTAGATTTCGGATGTTGATACCTGTAGAGAATGTCCCATAAGATGCGAGGATGATAGCATTGCTTTCCTTCTCACATATCTTACGTGCTTCTTCTCTCTCGGTAGCATCAATCCCACCGTGTATGAAGAAAACCTTTCGACCTTCCTCTACCTTTGTATTTATCAATTCCCAAAGAGGGTCCCCATGCTTTTCCACGTAGTTGAATAGCACAAGAGAGTTACCCTCTAGATCTAGTGCCAACTTACATATAAAGTTGTTACGTCTGGTGTGTGTGACCAGATAATCCATCTCCTGTTGATAGTAATCAAAGGGGACGTGTCCATGTTTTAGTAGTAATATCCGCACCCTAAGGGGCGTGAGCAAACCTTTTTTCATAAGGTCTACTGTATTTGTCACACGGTCGCACCTACCAAACAATCCTTCTAGGATAAGTTGGTGAGATTCAAGACCATCTAGTGTCCCTGTTAGTCCGACGCGATATTTTGCGTCATGGCATTTGTTGAGGATGCCCGTCAGACTCTTTGCTTTATATAAATGTGCCTCGTCACCAATAATAGTATCAAACCTCTCAAAGAATTTCTTAGGTTCTTTGTAGATACTCTGCCATGTTGATACTACTACAGGTGCATCTGTATATTTCTCTGCTCCTGCCATAATTTGATGGCAGTATGCTCCTGCTTGCCATCCATAGTCCTTAAAATCCTGCACCAACTGGTTTACCAATGATGTCGTGGGGACAATAATTAATACTTCTCTTTTCTTTGCTAGGTGCCACCGCACCAGTGCATAGATGATTAACGATTTGCCCGATCCCGTGGGGGATAATAGTAGTTTGCGATTATGTTTAATCGCCTGGTAAATTCCTTTGAGTTGATAGTCTCGAATTTTGAAGGGTAATCGAAGAGCCTTAATAAAACTCGTAATCCCTTCAGGTGATACATAATCCTCCGTTTCGCATGGGTGTCCATAGTAATCGCTGTCTCTAATGACATACTCGTATCCTTTCTCATCAAGATACTCACAAAGGTATTCATAGAGACCAACATAAATCTCACCAGTGCCAGGTGAATAAAGTCTTATCTTACCGTCCCACACACGGCGTCTATACTGTGGCATAAACTTTGCTTGAGGGACTTCAAACTGGAAGTGCTCACTCAATTCTTTGTGGACGTGCTCCTCCGCTTCTACCTTGAGATAGACTTCATTCTTCTTGGCAATAGTAATCATCTAATTCCATAATACTTAACTATCTCGATAGTATTCTTAATGGCAAACCCGCGTGAATCGAGTTGTTTTAGAATCCTATCAATAGTAGTTATGCAAGTTTCCAAGTAGTCTATTTTCTGTCTTAGTTTACAAAAGTCAGGGTCACTATCAATGTACATACCAACATCACCTTTGAGCACTTTTAAGTCAAAAGGTTTTTCTGCATATACTTTGGCAGGTGCTTTACCTGAGTAGTATTCAAACTTCTCTCTATACATCTGCTTGTGTTTTGCAGACGAATCTGATAGCATCAGTTTGAATTGATTATGAAATTGCAAATATTTTGCATGGAGTCTGGGTGTTTCCATACTGTCGTTTGCCAACAACTCAGGTAACTCCCTGTGGTCAAAGAATCTCTCAGAGTCCTTTGCCCACATCTCCTCAATTTTTTCTAGATTCATTCAAGTCGTTTGTCTCGTTTAGATTCTTCACCACGTCTAATCTGATATGCCGTATAACGGAATGAACAAGATGCCATGGCATACTCTGTGCCATCTATTGTAGCATTAAACTCCAGTGCTGACAACCCAGTTGGGATTAGTTGATTGAATACTACGTTAAAATTTGATTGAAAATTACTATTTAATACTGCCAGTGTCCCATCAGCATATCTTGCATCATCAATATCTCCAGAATCAGTCCTTGACATCGTGTTGATAAAGGATGCTCTTTCACTAAAATTATCAGGTGTGCCTAGTCCGCGAATCCAGTTATGAAGAATCATATAATTCGTCAAGTCCTCATCAATAAGAAATGAGATAGTTAAAGGCTCGTACGTAATAAATCCATCCAAAGGTATTGACCTCAAGGGCGTTGCTTGCTCTTGAATGCCAAGTGTCATTGGAGGTATGTTTGCAGATTGACAGAAATATGCAACCTTTGGATACTTAGCAAGTAAAAACTTGAATCCAATAGGTGACAGGAAATTTCTATTTTCTATCTGTTTGTTCCAGCTGCTCGTCATCCTGTGGTGTCCAGTCTGTAAAGTTTTCCATATACCCTAGTCCAATAGAATCTTCAAACCAGAAGTCTTCCCAGTCCTTTTCAGAATCTGTAACGTCTTCAATGTTGTTAGTTGGAGTATTCATTTAGAAAGTCTAGTACCCTATTTAGTTGATGATGAGAACCCTCTTTCCACTCTTTAGAAGCATCGTCATACACTCCATTGTAGAGTTCGTTTTTAAGTTCGACGACCTTTCCTG